CATGAGCGGGAGAAGGTGGCTAATTGGATGGTCGAACGCAGTTACGCGTCGGGGCATGGCGACACGATTGAAGACCTATTGAAGGAATTAGAGTGGCAAGCTGCGGAGCGGGAACGGGAGGCGTGTCGCTTGATAGTGCTAGACAACAGCGATGCTGAGGGCATTTGCTGTACTGATGATGTGCTTGAAGCCTTTCGACAAAAAGGGGAGAAATGATTCGAGAGACAAACACAGTCCTTTGGGGCGGCCTTGAAAAGCCACTGAGGTCGATTGGCATTCGGACATCCGGCCACTTCATCGAGTTTACTGGTTCAGGCAATTTTCAGATGATCGTTCGGAATGACCTTGTGACTGATGATGGCCGAACAGTCGGAGAACGTCAGCGAGCAGAACTTCACGCGATGCTGGATCACTGGCTTGATGGAACTTGGGGTGAAGAATGACCTACACCTGTCTGCGATGTGGCAAACCAATCCGCACCATCATTGTCCACTGTCCGTATTGTGGGAGATGTCCATTATGACCCTAGCTAAGATTCTGTGCTGGCTGCTCGGCCATAAGAACACCATAAGCTGCGTTGATGCCCATTACCGCCATACGCAGGATAGATGCGAGCGGTGCGGCGTAATGCTGCCAATTGGACAACACAAATTCTATGAGGATTGGTCATGACTGAACGCGACCCGCGATATAACTTTTCCGACCAGGGGACAGCCAATTGGACCGCGACCCCTGCGCTAAATATGACCCTGCGTGATTACTTCGCGGCCAAGGCATTGCAAGCATTGATTGAGATTTACGAGCCAGACGCTATGCCGGGCTGCGTTCCTGCTTGCGGTAGAGACGCTTATCGATACGCAGACGCGATGTTGGAAGCTAGAAAAAATGAGATACGGAATCCTTGACGACGAGGGCAGGGTGGTTCGGTGGGTCTGGAATCTGCCGCCGTATCCGCACATCGTTGAGCGTATCAAGCGCAAACGCAAACCGAAGCTAGATTTGTCCAAAGTTCCGGACGCACCATTTTAAGGAGAGGAAAGTGAAGGTATGGGTTGACCCGCCGGAGGGGTGGAGGTATGGTTTCCCGAAGGTCTGGGATAACGACCTACATACAAACCTGTATCACTGGCTAGACGACCGCGGTTACCCTCCCAGCGTCCGCGAGAGTTACGGAGAATATTTCATGATCAGACAATGGAAGGTAGAAGATGACACAGCAACGGGTACTTGATTACATCATTGAGCACGGCCCCATCCAGCTGTCGAAGATTGAGGTGGAGGGCATGACCAGGAAGGCCATCTCAGGGGTACTGATGAGGCTAGTAGACAACAATTCAATCGTAAAGGATGACGAGACTGAAAAGGGCCGGCACCGAATACTGTACAGCGCGAAGGTAATGGAGGTGGAGCCAGATTACTCCGTCATCCTGCGGAACCTTCCTCGAGAGGTCGTCTGTCATGAGTGATGAGGTCAACAGCCCAGGCCACTACACCGCGGGCGGGATCGAGACCATCGACTATATGCGGGCCAAGGCGAGCCCTGAGGAGTTCCGGGGATACCTGAGGCTCAACGCACTCAAGTACCTCAGTAGAGCCGGTTTAAAGGGCGACGCGGTGGTGGACCTGAAGAAGGCCGCCTGGTACATCAACCGTTTAATTGACGAATTATAGGAGAAGGCGTGAATGAGTTGGCTTTATTCGCAGGCGCTGGTGGAGGAATACTTGGGGGACACTTGCTCGGATGGCGAACCGTCTGCGCCGTCGAATGGGAGCCCTACCCAGCTAGCGTATTGTGCGCCCGACAGAATGACAAAGTTCTCCCGCCTTTCCCGGTTTGGGATGACGTACAAACCTTTGACGGCCGACCTTGGCGAGGAGTTGTTGACGTCGTATCTGGCGGCTTTCCATGCCAAGACATCAGCGCCGCAGGAAAAGGCGCAGGAATCGACGGAACAAGGTCAGGAATGTGGTTCCACATGGCCCGAATCGTTGGCGAGGTACGACCCAGATACGTCTATGTGGAGAACTCCCCCCTCCTTACTAAACGAGGAATCCACAGAGTTCTCGGGGACTTGGCCGCGATGGGGTTTGATGCAAGGTGGGGTGTCGTATCAGCAGCAGCCGTCGGTGCCCCACACAAAAGGGACAGAATCTGGATTGTGGCGAACTCCACAGACCGCGGATGCAAAGTCTTCAAGAATTCAACAGGGCCATCAGATCAATTTGACTCATCAAGTGATGAAATGGCCTACCCCAATGGCTCAGGATGCGAAGCACAGCGGTTACGCACAGTCGGGTCCGGGGGAGGCGGACAAGTTGTCGTATGCGGCAGTAAGGTGGCCGACTCCGGTGACATCGGATCACGCAGCTCGCAGGCCGACCGAGAATTGGAAAGGAACCACCGATCTACCGTCAGTAGTTTGGACTGCGAGTGGTGGGACCGAGAACCCGGACAAACCAGCCGCGAAGTTGAATCCAACTTGGGTCGAGTGGCTCATGGGGTGGCCGCTCGGGTGGACAGACTTAAAGCCATTGGAAACGGACAAGTTCCGCTCGTGGCAGCAACAGCATGGGATCTGCTCTCCAAGGTGAAGAAAGATGAGAATTAACTTGACGTTTCGCAGGTTCAGCCTATTCGTCATGCCTGAGCACTGGTGCTGGGCCGAGAGGGCTGACGGTCAGTACGGGTTGGCTATAACCTACTGGGAGCGAGCTAGATGGCAGTTGGGTGTGCGCTTTAGCCTGCTCTGGGGTCGTAGCCGTCCGTTCGTAAGGGTCACGACCTACTCCTGTCCAAGCGCGGGCACGGCGGGCGTTGTCAAGACTCTGGAGTGCGTTCTACCTCACGCGGACCAGCACAAGTGGAGACGTTAGGGTTTGTCCCTAGAAAATATTTTCAAAAAAGTTCACACAAGCCTAGAAAATCTCTGTACAGTTCAACTCATGCGCTGAACGTCTCGGCGCAAAACAGAAAGGACAGTGAAATGTTTGCAAACCAGTACGAAGAGCACCTCGCCAGCCAGCCAGACAACAGCCGTTGGGATGGCTTTGATCGTGGCACCGTTTGGGCCGACGAGAAAGAAGAAGCAGATGACATTGAAATCGCTGTGATCGGCCGCATGACTAACGGCGCAGGCCAGCGCGTTGTAATCGAAGAGGTTACGTTTGGTCCTTCTGAGGTTTACCACTGCGTGCTGGTTGACGGCGGAAAAGTGTTCTGGGAAGAAAACAACCGTCAGCGTGCCATCACAGTGGCTCGTTGGTGGATGGCCGGTTGCCCAGCTTAATCAAAACCTCGGGGGTCTCGGCCCCCAACTCAAAAAAGGACAGAAAAATGATCGAAGAAAATACTTGTCTAGAAGACCTTCAAGTCACTTTTTCAACTACGACTATTAGAACAAAAGATGGTGTGTGGGTTCGGACAGACGACTGGGAAGGGACAAAGGTTTGGCTTGAGCTAGAGTTTGATAACGGGAGCTTTCACGCCATCATGACCCCTGATGAAACCAGCCGCGTGATCAAGGGTCTCCAAAAAATTTTAGATTTGATTGGTAGAGAAAAACCCAAGGCCACCCCTCGAAAAAAAGTTGAAAAAAGTTGAAAAAAGTTCACACAGACCGATTCGTTTGTGCCACTATTTGTCTACGGTCACTAACGACCGCAACCCAGAAAGGACAGTGAAATGAACATCGAGCAAGAAATCAAGCGGATCATGGAAGACCGCAGCCACCCAGCAATCCCCAAGGCTGAGTGGGCAAAAGAGTACCTCGTCGAGCAGTTTGTAACCCACGCCAACTTGGAGGCGTTCAAGGCTGCAGACTACGACTACCAGTGGGTCCAGAACCTGATCGACGAGCCTAGCCACTCCTGGGCAATCGAGTGGGTCGCAGAAGAACTCGCGCAGCTCGAGTGCGAATAACATGGACGACTTCGAAATCAAACAGCAGCGGGAAAAAGAAACCCGCGCCCTGGTCGAGCAGGCCGTCGATCGGATGTTCAACGAATGCAAACTGGACGAGAGCCTAAGGAAGGGCTTCTCTCTGGGTTGCACCACCGGGATAGCTGCAATGCTCTTCCTGGACCTCTCTGAAGAGCGGCAGAAACACTGGATGTATTTTTTCAACAAGGAACAGAAATGACAATCGCATCAGCTAAAGTGGCCACCAAGTGCCTGGTACTCAACGGCATCAACCTAGTCCCACACTTCCACATCGCCGGCTACTACGCCCTACCAGGAGGATTGATAGCCAGTGAGAAGGAACTGGTCCGCCGCGGGGCAAAGAAGGGTATGCTCATGCTCTGGCCAAAGTTCAACTAACACAACACTTTTCATGTCATAATGGTCGCTCGCTCCCATGCGGTCCGTCGGTGGTGGGAGCTTGCAAACCCCGTTACACGAGCAAGCCAGAGCGGGGGCGGTGGGCGAATCCTAGAGCCGGGTGGTTGAAAGAAGTCTGGGAAGCGTTG